CATGGTTTGCGTATAGTTTATCAACTCAAACTCCTGATAGCACCTCGACATGGTACACAACAAATGATTCAACCTTAGAAATTACAGGAGTTCAGTTAGAAGTAGGCAGCGTGGCAACAGATTTTGAGCATAGGTCATTTGGTCAAGAACTAGAGCTTTGCAAGCGTTACTATCAAACCCAAAAAGGTTGGTACAATGCTGCTCAATATTTAATAACAAATGAAATTTCATCTAATACTATATTTTTTCATCCAGAAATGAGGGCTGCACCAACAGTAACGCATCTAACATTAAGCTGTAGAGAAAATACTGATAGTTTTGTTAATGTAAGTGTCAGTTCAAATTATTATTTAGATAGTAAAGGTATAAATTACACTATAACTAAAACAGGGGCAGGAACATCTGATTCATTTATAATTTTTGTAAATGATGCACAATATGATGCGGAGCTTTAATCTATGACTTACACTTACAAACTTGTTGCAGACAGAACAGATCCTATTACAGAAAAAACAGAGCCAGCTTGCTTTCTTATAAGGAAAGAAGATGGAGCTTTAATTCCTAAAGACGAAGCAAATACCGATTATCAAGACTACCTTGAGTGGGCTAAGACCAATACAGCCGACCCTGCTGATTAATTAACCTTTTCTTGCATTTGTCTTGTCATTAACCCCATCGTGACGTAGAGAGGAGATAGACCTATAATTAGTAATAATACTGCTATGCTCATCACAGACATAGCTTTGATAACTGCAAATTTTATCATGTTCCAAAAGATAGCAAATTGTTTGAGTATCATTTCATTTTTAATGGTAGCTTCCATGAC